TACAAGATAATACATTATTTGCAGTAACGAAGCATGCAAATGATAGTACTCAACAAGTATATTATATAGATTTTTGGCCAAAAGGGCAATCATCTGGTAGTACATTTGCTTATGATGCATCAATATCTGATATAAATGAATATGATAGCCCTATAATATTTGGAGGTTCTTTTAATCCATCAAATAAATTATCATTAAGTACACCTAGTACTATATCCTTAGTTTATAATACTTCAAGCGATGCTACTGGAACATATACTAATGGATTAACTTATACTATTACATTACCAGAAAGTAATGCAAATCAAGATCCAGGTACATATTCTAATACAAACCCTGTATATTATTCAGAAGCTGGATTATTTGTTAGAAAGGGTGATTTACAAGCTACATCTGGAGATGCATCATTAGATACTGATTTATTTGCTCTAAAAACATTTCCTCCAAGACCTAAGTCTACTAACTCTAAATGGGTAATTACTTGGGCAATTCAGTGGTAATGTGGTCTGAATAAATGAAATTTAAATCTTTTAGTGAATATCATAAAAATAAAATATTAGAAGCATCATCAGATATAGTCCAATTAAAGCATTTAACTCATATAGAAGATTTAATATTTGAAGGAAAAGCTGCTGCTACTAAAGGATTAAAATTTTTAGAAGAAATAAGTTCTTCATTAAAAAATGGTAATTCAGATAATGTTTCTCTTTTTAAAAAAATAGATGGAGCTCCTGCTATAATTGCAGGATATTCATCGTATGGATCTAAAAAAAGATTTTATGTAGGCACTAAAAGTATTTTTAATAAAATACCTAAAATAAATTATAGTTATTTTGATATATCAAAAAATCATACTGGTAGGGTTGCAGAAATATTAAAAGAATGTTTATTATATCTTCCTGAAATAATAAAAGAAGATGCATGGCAGGGTGATTTTTTATATGATACATCTTCACTTAAAAAAGAAGGTAATGAAGTTTCATTTCAGCCAAATACGATTAAATATGTTATAGATGATCTAAATTTAGTAAAAAAAGTAGAATCAAGAAAAATTGGAATAGCTATTCATACAAAATATACAGGCAATCCAGAAGATAAATCATTAAAAGCTAGTTTTAATATACCTAAAATTAATTCATCAAAAAATGTATTTGCATTTAGTACAGAAATGGAATATATACCAATTTTATTATCAAATACTGAATATAAAAATATAATAAATAATATTAAAAATTTAAAAAAACAAATAAAAGATTTTAATGATAATGATGTTAAAATTATTCAAAAATACTCTAAAGAAATAAATACATTTATAAATTCTAAAATACGAACTGGTGAGAATATTTCTAAAAATAAAATAAAAGATTTAATGGATTTTATTTCAATTTCTGCTGAAAAAACAGTAAAAAAATATAAAACTGATAAAAAGAAAGAAGCTGTATATAATAAAGCTAAAGAACAAATTAAAGAAATAAGAAATATTGCTAGTACTTTATATCATGTATTAGAATGGCATTCTAATACTCAAGCTATAAAAGAGATACTTATAAACAAACTTGATAAAGTAAAAAGATTTAAAACATTTGTTAGTACACCTACTGGATTTAAAGCCACAAATGATGAAGGATATGTTGCTATTAATGGAAATAATGCTATTAAATTGGTATCTAGATTAGAATTTAGTAAAAATAATTTTGAAAGAAATGGGTAAATATATTATGAAAACTTTTAAAGAACATATTATTAGTAAGCATATGCTTAAAGAAAAAAATGATGGAATAATATTCACTTTTGGAAGATTTAACCCGCCTACTAAAGGCCATGAAGAAAATATAAATGAGCTTAAAAAAATGGCTAAAAAATATAAACTTCAACCACAAGTATATGCTAGTACTTCTTATGATGACTCTTGTAATTCATCTAACCCATTACAATTTGAATATAAAATAAGTATATTAAAAAAATTATTCAAGGGTGTATATATTAGTTCAGATAAAAATTTAAAAAATGCATTTCAAATACTACAAGAATTAGGTAAAAAATATTCTAAAATTTATTTTATGGTAGGTGATGATAGAAAAGATGAATTTTATAATGCAATGAAAAATTATATAGATGAATATGGAATATCAGATTTTAAAGTAATATCATCTGGAAAAAGAACTAAAGGAGTATCAGCAACTGAACAAAGAAAGTATGCTGCAGATAATAATTTTTTAAAATTTTATAAAAATGTGCCTAGTACTTGTAATGTTACATTAGCTAAAGAAATATTTAATACTCTTAAAAAAGTACTTTATTGTAAGGATAAAAAATGACAATTAGACCTGATTATAGTACTTCAAAGGGATTCAATCCTTTTTATACAATGAGTTCTAATATCTTAAATTCAATTAAGTCTCTAAAGATATCTAAACCTAGATTTAAATGTATAGATGAAACTGAATCAAAAAAATTAAAATTAGCTAGAAATTCTAGAGGTAAATTTTTATTTATGATATATGATAATAATACTCCTACTAAATATTATATAAAATGTACTAAATTAGAAGTAAAAGGTCATGAGGGAGTATCAAGAAAAAATTCAACTGCTACATCAAATATTAATGAAGTTTTTTCATTATTTTATTTGTTAAGAGCTCATGATAAATATAAAGATTATAATAAATTAATAGAATTTTTAATGGGAAATAAATCTAATTCAGGTTTACTTACTGGTAAAGGTGATATAATAACATATAATGACTTAGCTATTCTTTTAGATAAAGATGAAACTGCTAAAGATGATGTTATGATAGGATTCAATAATGCTAAAGTTATTAAAACTGATATAGATGTTTCTAAAATAAAATCATTATATTGGACATATAGAGAAAAGCCTAAAGGAGTTAATCCAAAAAATCCATCAGATATTGTTATTAAATTTATTGATGGAACTATGCTAGGTTATTCTAATAAAATGATAAAGGGAAATAAAGATTTAACACCAAAAATAAATACAAATATAATAGCATTTTTTAAAAATTATTCTGGTGTAGACAAAATTAAAGAACTAATAAATACATCTTGGAATGATGTTAAAAATAATTATACATCAGATAAATTTCCTATATTAAATAGCTTCAATATAGAAGATGAAAAATTTTCAGAAACAATATCACAAAATAAATTTAAAGAAATAGCAAAAGAATTTTCAGATAATGGATTAAATTTTTATGGTAAAGATTTTTATTACAAATTTAGAAATACTTTAATTAAATATATAATAAATTTAGTAAAAACTACTGATATAAGTACATATATATTAGAAGAAATGGGTAATAGAACTTTTGGAGATCAGTCTGAAGATATTCCATATAAATTATTAATAGGAAGTTTGAAAGGTTCAAAAATTAAAGAAGTATCTAATAATACAGATTTAATTAATATATTTACTGATATTAATTCTAATGTAGTTAAAGTCAATTCTATTAAATATAAAGAAGAGCAAACTTTTTACATCAATTATACTGTAAAAAAAGATAGTGGCACTAATAATTTTATTCTTCCAATAACTTTAAGAACAAGAGCTGCAGGCGGATGGTCTGGTAAAAGTTTGTATATATCATCTTCTGGAGTAACATTTGTAGGAGCATAAAGGAGTATTAGTATGCAAGATAAAAATAAAGATGAAAATAAAGATGAAAACAAATATGAAAACAAATATGAAATAAAAGATATACAATTATCTACTAATAATAGATGGTATGATGTGCCAGAATTAGTTTTACCTAAAGATTATGAAGATAATTCTTTAGATGCTATGGGTAAACCTATATCATATCAAGCAATACCCACTCTTAGACCTGCTAGATGTAAAATATCATATACTGAAGAAATGATTAGAGAAATACATAGATGTAGAGAATCATATAAATATTTTATAGAAAATTATGTACAAATGACTACTGATAATGGATTTACATTCATTAAACTTAGAAAGTATCAAGAAAAAATATTACACGCATACTTTCATGAGAAAAGAATAGTATTAATGATGGGAAGGCAGATGTCAAAAAGTTCTACTACAGCTTTATATATTTTATATTCTATATTATTTGGTAAAGATTTATCATTTGGTATAGCAGCAAATCAACAAAAAATGGCTGTTGAAGTTCTTACAGTAGTAAAAGAATCATATTTAATGTTACCATTATGGATGCAACAAGGTGTACGAACATGGAATAGTACATCAATATTTCTTGAAAATAAATGCAAAATAAAAACTTCAGCTACAACACCAACTGCATTTAGAGGTATGACATTTTCTTCTCATTATACACTTAAAAGAAAAACAGGACCAGATTTAATACTTGCAAGTACCTTAGCAATAGATGAAGTAGCATTTATTAATACTAAAATATTTAATGCTTTTAAAAAATCTGTATTTCCTACAGTATCTGCTGGATTAGAATCAAAAATATTTATGTTTAGTACTCCTAATGGTATGAATCATTTTAAAAAAATCTGGGATGATGCTAAAAATCATAAAAGTAATTTTAAAGCACTTTATATTCATTGGTCAGAACACCCAGATAGAGATGAAAAATGGAAAAAAGAAAAAATAAAAGAATTAAATAATGTTACAGAATGGTTGCAGGAATTCGAGTGTGTAGAAGGCGATACTACAATAACAATAAGAATAAATAAAAAAATTAAAAATATACCAATAAGAGAATTAGAGAAGCTTCTAGATAAAATAAAGATTATGTATATAAATACAGATGAAATAGAAATACTGACTCCTACTGGATTCAAATCATTTGATGGTATTCAGAAATTAACTAAATATTGTGTAAACATTAAAACTAAAAATCATTCATTAATATGTTCTATCGATCATCCACTAAAAACTACATCAGGAATAATAAAAGCTAAAGAGCTTACAACTAATAATTATATTATGACTAAAACTGGAAAAGAAAAAATTACCGATATATCTGATACAGGATTAAAAGATGTATATAGTATACTTGAAGTAGAAAATCATTTATATTATACTAATGACATAATTTCACATAATTGTAATTTTGCCGGATCTTCTAAAACACTATTATCTAAAACTGGTATACAAAATTTATTAGCTCAAACTCCAATAAGAACGTACCCACCTGAAGATTTGCTTAGTGATTTAAAAATATATTTAGAACCTGAAGAAGGACATAGATATATAACAGGAGTAGATACAAATAAATATATGGGAGATTCATATGATTATAGCTCGATAGTTGTATTAGATGTTACTTCTTGGCCATTTAAACAAGCAGCTTCTTGGAGAACATCTAATACTACATATCTAGATATGGTACCAATTACATATAAAATAGCAAAAATGTATAATAATGCTCATTTATTTATAGAAAATAATTCAGGTGATGGTCAGAGTTTAGCTGATTTAATATATGAAACGTATGATTATGATAATATATATTCTGAAAAAGATGGAATACTTGGCTTTAGAACTACTACTAAATCAAGAAGAATTGGATTAAATAATTTAAAGAAATTAATAGAAAGTGATAAATTAGAAATATATGATTTTGAAATAATAGATGAATTATATAATTTTATTCTTAGAAGTGGTAAATTCCAAGCTAGTAAATCTTCCACAGATGACGGAATATTTGCTGTTGTAGCAGCTTTATTTTTTATGCAAGATGAAGAATTATTTTCTAATGATGATATAATTAATATAATATCACATGAAGATGATAATGATGAATATTTACTTGATCTATGTTTCTTTGATAATAGTGCAGAAACACAAATGGTTTGGTAATTTAAATAGAAATAAAGGAGTTAAAAATGAAAAAAACTAAAAAATTCTATATTCCTAAAGACATGTCAAAATTTATGAATAAATTCTATATTAAAAAAGAAATTATGAATATGATTGATGAATCAATAGATATAAATAAATATATTGAAGAAAATTTTTCTGAATATGAATTAGTATTTGATGATATTGATTTTGATTCAATTAAAAAAGAAGTGCTTTATGAGTAAATCAAAAACAATAGATATTGATAAATTAAATGATGTATTTAATGTAGCAGAAAGGGAACTAAATACTACTGATATATTTGATGTAGTTCCAATTAACAATTCATCAGAAACACCTCAGAATGCCTCCGAGGATAATCAGAATGCTATATCTAATATGTCGGATAAAGATGATGAAATAATATCAATAAAAACATTAAAAGAAGATTATTTTTTTATTAAAGAGAGTATAAAAACTAATGTTAAAATTGGAAAAGAAATATTAGATAAAATAGATATTGAAAATTCAGCTAATGACTCAGAAATGATAGAATCAATATCATCTCTAATAAAAAATATAAATGCGTCATTAAAAGATTTATCTAGAATTTATAAAGATATAAAAGAAATTGAAAAATTAAAAAATAATTCAAATCAAACCATTAGTGAAAATACAAATAACGCAAATAATACAAATATACAAAATAATATTTTAATACATGGTACACTTGATGATATTTTATCTAAATTTTAGTAGAATCTAACAATTTTTTAAATAAAAATATAACGATAATTAGGAGAATTAAAAATGGCAAACTATTTAAGTGCTGGAGTTTATTCCAGCGAACAAGATTTAAGTACAACTGTAGCACCTACTTCTACAGGTAGTACCGCTTTTGCTGGAGAATTTGACAAAGGTGAAACATTTAGTAGAATACTAATAACCTCAATAACAGAATTAGAAAAAGTATTAGGACTACCTACTGATAAAAATTATAATGATTGGTTTCAAGCATATAATTTTCTAAAAAAAGGTAATGAATTATATGTAGTTAGAGCTGTAGATGATGCTAGTGAAACTATAACAGATTATGACCCTTATGTATTAGGTAAAACTTATCTACAGGGAGAAGGTGTTAATTATACTGATACAGACGGTACTCATTATAATCTACATGCAGCAACTCTTACTTCTGCAGAACCTCAAATTGCTAGTGGAGTAATACAGAATAGTGCTGATTGGGTACAAGATACTACAGTAAATATAGTAAGAAATAAAACAATGAATGCTGGTTTAGATATAACAGCAGCTGGAAATCTATTATTTACTAATAGTTATATAGCTAATAGAAATGTATATTCTACAACTTATGATTCAAAAACATTAAATACAGGTTCAGTTATAAATTTTACAGCTGTATCTCCTGGAATAAATGGAAATAATATAGAAATATCTTTTTCAAATGATATGTCTAAAGGTATAGAAAAACCTGTAACTACTACTTGGATAGGAGCTAATGGTACAACTTGGCTACCAGCTACAACTTATGCTTTAGGTGATATAGTTTTTTATCAAGATAGAATTTATAAATCATTAACAGCAAGTAATACAGATGTACCTACAAATACTAGTAGCTGGCAAGATGTTTCAGTAGGAATTGGTATTGTAGTCAATTATAATGGAAATAACTGGTATTCAAATACATCAAATAATGCTGATACTCCATCTGAAACAAGCACTAAATGGACTAAAGGTACTATTTTTGGAGATTTATTTAACTATACTCTAAATACAAATGAAATAGCATTTGTTATATTTGAAAATGGTAAAATATCAGAAAAATATATTCTTTCAACAGATCCACTAGGAGTTGATGGAAATAATAATAACATTTATATTGATAATGTTATTAATCATACATCAGCACTTATATATTCTTTCTACGAAGGCGGAGCATTACCATCATTAGTACAACAAGCACCACTTGCAGGTGGTATTTATTCAAGTCCTACAATATTTAATTTAAATTCTGCTTATGATTTATTTAGAAATACTGAAGATTTTGATGTTATGTTAGTTATAGCAAATGAAAAAATAAATAAATATTGTACAGATTTAGCAAAATCAAGAGAAGATTGTTTAGCTATAGCTGGAGCTAGAAAACAAGATACAGTTGGTAATTTAGATGCAGTACAATCTGTTGTAAATTATATTCAATCTGATTTAAATGATGAAAACTCTTATGCAGCTTTTTATGGCAATTATATTCAAATAACAGATAATTATAATTCTAAATACAGATGGGTAAATATAGCTGGTATGGTTGCTGGAAATCAAGTACAAACTAATGATAAACAAAACCCATGGTGGGCAGATGCAGGTATTGAAAGAGGACAACTATCTGATGTTATTAAATTAGCATTTAACCCAGATCAAGGTGATAGAAATGTTCTTTATAAAAATAAAATAAATCCTGTTATAAGTACACATAATTCAGGAAATGCTGTTATATGGGGACAAAAAACACTATTATCTAGAAAATCAGCTTTTGATAGAATAAATGTTAGAATGCTATTTTTAGTAATAGAAAAATCAGTTAATAAAACAATGAAAAAATTCGTGTTTGATTTTAATGATGAATTTACACGAGCACAAATTATATCAATGCTAGTACCATATTTTGAAAATATTCTTGGTCTAAGAGGTATATATGATTATAAAATTGTATGTGATAATACAATAAATACTCCAGCAGTAATTGACGCTAATGAATTAAGATTAAATATATTTATTAAACCTACTAAAATTGCTGAATACATATCTATTTCTTATGTAGCAACAAGAACAGGTGATAATCTTATTCAACTTGCTAAAACAGTAAAATAAAAACAAGGGGAGAAATCCCCTTAAAATAAAGGATATATAATGAAAGAAAAATTAACACAAGCAATTGATGCAGTAGAAGATAAAAAATATTCAGAATTTACTGATAATATAATACCTATAGTAAATGATATATTTAACAATAATCCTGAATATAAAAGATATAATCAAGAAAAAATGATATTAAATACATCTATAGAGATAAATAAAGAAATAAATAAAGACAGACAAGAAGCTGGAATCAATATATAAGGTAAATAAAATATGTTTATAGACACTAATACATTACAGTCTGAATTAGATTTAAAAAATTATATAAATAATAAATTAGGTCAAGGAATTGTTAATGTTGATATTACTGACGATCAGTATGCACAAATAATAAATGACACAATTCAAAGATTCTATGAAGAATTACAAGATGGTATAGAAGAGCAGACGTTAATTATAAATATTCCGAAAAATGATAAGCCATTAAGTGAAGTAATTTTAACAGATGATATAATGGGTATTACTGATGTGTATTATGCGGATGGAAATCCGTCTAAAAATGATTCAATTGATCCATTCAATGCAAATTATATAATGGCTGATATTTATAGACATAGTCTCAATACTGCATCTACAAATTCAACAATGTCATTAGTATATATAGCTAAAACATATTTTGAAACATTAAGTACTTTATTTAATAGAAATGTGGCTTATAATTATAACCCATTTTCAAAAAAATTAAGTATAAATCAAACATTAAATAATAATATTATTATGGCTTGTATTGTTTTTAAAGCAATTGATTCAACTAAAATTTATTCACATCAATTTGTAAAAAGATATTCTGTAGCACTAGCAAAATATCAATGGGGAACAAATATGATGAAATATAGTGGAGCTGTATTATTAGGTGGAATGGAATTAAATGGACAGTTTTATATTGATTCAGCTGAAAGAGATTTAGAAAAAATTGAAGAAGATATTTGGTCTAAATGGAATACTCCATTAGGTATTTTTGTAGGATAATAATATGCATAATTTTAATCAAAATATAACAACAAATGAAATTAGTTTATTTACTAAAGCTTTCGATGAATCAATAATATTAACAGGAATTCCTGTTAAGTATATTGCAGCTGAAAATGTTCAAGAAGATAAAATATTTGGTGAATTCGATCATCAACAATATTTAGCTGCAAATGCTACTGATGTATATATTAAATTTGAAAATGTTCAAAGCATAGATGATAGTATGATGTATTCTCAATTTGGATTAGAAATGAATGATAATATTACTTTATTTATATCAAAAATAACATGTGATACTAATAAAATTATTCCACAAATAAATGATATAATTTATATAGATTTTATGGATAAAATACTTGAAGTAACAAATGTGAAATGGGAATTAGAAGGTACTGGATTTTATGGTGGTAAACAAAATCATATCGGTTATAAATTAACAACTCATTATTATAAAAATGATAATGATGTTATTAGTACAAATATACCTGGTTTAGATGAAATAAATAATACATCTAAAAAAGTACAAGAAGAAAATTCTGATATAACAAATGATATTACTACAAATGATATACTAGATAAAGCTGAAACATCACCATGGAATTTTTAAGGATAAATAATGTATTACTTTTTTAACACTATAAAAAAATATATAATTGGAACTCTATCGTTATTTGATAATATTATTGTACAAAAAAGTGATTCTAGACAATTTACTGTACCAGTAGTATTTGCTAATAAATCTAGATTAAATCAATATATAGCTACTGAATTTCAAAAAAATAGAGGCGCTAAAGTTATACCTAAAATTGCAGTATCTATTTCAGGAATGCAATTTGATACTGAAAGAAAAACAAATAAAATATCTAAAATACCCTTACAGTATGATGGAACTTCAAATACTACATCAATATACAATTCAGTGCCATATAATTGGATTATAGATGTACATATTATAACTAGAACTCTATCTGATATGTTTCAAATATTAGAACAAATACTTCCAAAATTTAACCCTAGTGTATCTATAAATATTAATGAACTACCATTAGTATCAAATTCAAGTAGTGTAACTATATTACTTAATGATGTTTCTTTAGAAATAGATTCAGATTTAGATGAGGTAGGAGAACAAAGATATGTTAGAGCATCTTTAAATTTATTATTAAAAGGTAATATATTTATGCCTATAAAAGATTCAAAAATAATAAAACAAATAGATATTAGTTATTTGCATGAAGATTCAAATTTACCTGAAAAATATATTTTGCAGGGTGCTTAAAAATAAAACATAAAGATTATGAAGGGAAAACAAAAAATGAATTTAGTTATTGATAATGCTATAGCGTTAGATAGTTCAGTTGAAGAAGAATTAAATGAATCGTCTAATACTAAAGAAAAAAATTATTATCTTTCTGGTATCTTTAGTACACCAGAAAAGAAAAATAGAAATGGTAGAATATATCCAAAAAAAATATGGGAAGAAGAAGTAGCAAAATACCAAAATGAATTAAAAAATAATACTGTTAATACATTAGGAGAATGGCAACACCCTCCAAGAGCTGAAGTTGATCCAATGAAAGCTGTAATGAAAATTACAGAATTAAAAATAAATGAAGATGGAAATGTTTGGGGTAAATGTAAAATACTAAATAATAATGCTCGAGAAACAAATGTTATTAAAGGTTTAATTAAAGAAGGTATTAAAATAGGTATTTCTACTAGAGGTTTAGGTAAAATTGGCAAAAATGGTGTTGTAGAAAAATATAAATTTATTACAGCTGATTTAGTTGATATGCCTTCAGACTATAACGCTACATTAAATGGAATAGTAGAAGGTGTTAATTTTAAAAATGGTATATCTGAAAAAGAATATACTATAGAAGGAGATAAAGTATATTGTAAAAATGGAATGTGTAGTTTACATGAAAAACATGTTAAAAAATTGATTAAAAATGAAAGTAATAAAAATAAAGTAGATTTTAAAAAAGTATTCGATAATTTTTTTAAAAGTTTAAATAAAAATATATAAAATCAGAAGGAATTAAATATGAAAAATGAACTTAAAGATATTATATCACTTTTAGGTGAAGATGTTGCTACTGAAGATTTTACTAAAGCACTTGAAAAAAGTTTTAATGAAACTTTAGATGAAAGAGTAAAAGATGAAGTATCAAAAATTGTAGCTGAAAAAATTGATGTTGAGGTAGCTGAAAAAACAGCTAAAATAAAAGAAGAGTTAGAAGAGAAAAATATAACAGAACAAACTGCTTATAAAGAAGAGTTAGTTCAAGATTTAACTTCTTATTTAGAAGATTTTGTAAAAGATTTTGTAAAATCTAAAGAAGAAAATATGAATGAAGAATTAAAGGTTCTTAAAGCTAATGCTATATTAGAAAGTTTTTCAGCTCTAGGAATAGAAATAAAAACTATAAATGAAGATGATAGAATTCAGGAAAGAGAAGCAGAAGTAAAAGAACTAAAAGAAAAAGTTGATGGCCTTGTTAATGAAAAAATATCTTTAGAAAAAGAAGTACTTTCACTATCTCAAGGAGCAATTTTTGAAGCATTATCTAAAGATATGACAGACGTAGATAAAGAAAAATTTAGAAAATTAGCTGAATCATTTATTTCAGAATCAGATCTTGAAACATTTAAAAATAAACTTGAACTTTTAAAATCATCTATTTTAGAAAAAGATGGCGATGATGACGATGATGACGATGATGATAAAAAGAAAAAGAAAAAAGGTCTTAAAAATAAAGATGGAGATGATGACGATGACGATGATGACGATGACAATGATGCAAATGAATCATCTAAAAAATTAAAATATGATTTTTCAGACTTCATATAAATTACGTAAAAAATTTAAAAAGTTTTAAATAAAAATATAAATAACTTAGGAGAAAATATAATGAAAATACTTAATGAAAGTGATTTAAAAAAATTGATAGAAAGTGACAAAGGTGTTGCTTTAACTGATGAAAGAGAAATTTCTATAATGGAAACATTGCTTGAAAATCAAGCTAACTATATAGTAGAAGATAGTACTTCATCTGATGTAGCAGGATTTACTAAAATTCTTGTACCTGCAGTAAGAAGGATATTCCCAGCATTGTTTGCTAAAAATCTTGTATCTATTCAGCCTCTTAGTACTCCAACAGGTTTCTGCTATGCACAAAGATTTTTCTATACTGGTTCAAATGCAAACCCTGTTACTTTTACAGCTAAAGTAATATCTTTTAGTGGACCTACAGCAGTTGCAGTAGGAGATACAATTACAGCAGCTGGTGGAGCTACTGGTACAGTAGAATATGTAGAACCTGGTAAAATGATAGTTGATAATATTACTGGTGGAACATTTACTGCTGGTGAATTATTTGATGTTGGTGCTGCATATGCCGCTGGTAGCAATGATAATACTGTTGTTGCTGTTTATAGTTCTCAAATAGCTCTTAAACAAGTTCTTAAAAATTATTCAGGAAGTTATCTAACAGCAGCTGGAGAAACTCTTGGTAGTTCAATGAATGAAGTTGGTTTCAAAATAGACAAAATATCTGTTGAAGCTAAAACAAGAAAATTGAAAAGTAATTATACTATAGAATTTATACAAGATCTTCAATCTCAGCATGGAATGAATGCAGAAAAAGAACTTCTTAATTTACTTCAATATGAGGTTCAATCTGATATAGATAGAGAAATATTGGGAGTAGTTAAATCTAATGCTACTTTAGATACTGATATTACAGTATCAACTTTAGATGGTAGATGGGAAGCAGAAAAATTCGGTATAATTTATACTAGAATTCTTAAAATGTGTGAGCAAATAGCTGTTGATACAAAAAGAGGTGCTGGTAATGTTATGGTAGCTTCTCCAAATGTTATAGCTGCTCTTAGTTTAACTAAAAAAATAAAATTTAGTTCAATTGATTTACCTGGAAATAATGTTAATACTATGACTGGTGTTAATGTTGCATTTGTTGGAACACTTGATAATGGAGTTAAAGTATTTAGAGATGTATTTGCTACTGCAGATTATGTACTTGTTGCTTATAAAGGTGCTACTGCAGCTGATGCTGGAGCAATATTCTCTCCATATACACCACTTCAAATTCAAAGAGCAACTGATCCAGTTACACTTCAACCAGTAATTGGTATAATGAGTAGATATGGAATTACCCAATCTCCATTAGTAGAACCTAATGAAGGTAACCCATACTATAGAATGGCAAACGTTTCTTTCAGCGGAACTAGTTTAGCTTAACTTAATTAGATATAGGGGAATTCCCCTATATCTATATATTAAGATGAAGGATTTTAACTCCTTTTTATCCTTCATCGTAATATGTAGATATGTAGATATCTTCAAAACTTTCGACCCAACATCACTATAAAATTTTTTAAATATATTAAGAACATATTATAAGGAAAAATAACTTATGTCAATATATAATTTAACTGATTTTGAAAATGGTGTAACTGCAGATAATTATAAAGGTTTACCTAGAGACGGTGATGTAATTAATGCAGCGAATGTTAATAGTGGACCTATTCAAAATAGAAAAGCTATTATTACAATAGATAAAGAAATAGGAGATCCAAGTAAACTTATTAATGTACATTCTAGTACATATAATAATGATATTAATAATGATTTAGCTACGCCCAATGCAGACATAATTTCAGCAATTTCTCAACTTAGAATTGATGTTGGTAATACAGATTTATTAACTACAAATAATAAAAATTCATTAGTAGATGCTATTAATGAAATTAAAGAAAAAATTTATAGACCATCAGAAGCATTAAATCTTGTTGCTGAATATGATTATAATATTAATGGAAATTATATTGTCAATGGATCTGTTGTAACATATACAAAAAACATTAATCAAGCAAAATTACCAGAACAAAATGTATTAATTCAATCATTTCCTTATAAATTGACTGAAGTTGGCGATAATGTTGTAACTAATTCAAATACAACTTACAATAATTTTAATATATCATCTGGACAATTAAATATATCAGGTTATGAACATATTTTTAAAAATACATTATCATTATATATACAAGATACATTAGCAGATAATACAGCAAATCACCCCCTTAAATTTGAAAATAATATGGGATTAACATATTATACAGGTAATACTAATAAATATTATAAAATAGATTATCTTGGTAGTTATTTAAGTGGCTTAAAAAATATAAATAGTTTAACTGGATTAAAATCAAATTTAACAACTTTTACATTTGATACAACAAATACAACAGCTAATGTAACACCAATTGCTGATTCATTATTAATATATATTAAAAATACTACTGGAGAAAATAATATAGATTTTGCTAGTCTAAGTTTATATAAAATACCAACGTCATTTACAGTAAGTGGTACTGTATATCAATGTACTATTTCTTCAAATGGTCAGGGTATAAAATGGATAGGATCAGTACCGCCTTCTAGTTCTAGTATTAATATAAATATTGGAGATTTAATATATTTTGGAACATTTGATAGTACAAGATTAGATAATACATCAAATAATTATTGTGGAATATATATAAATTCTACTAAAGATCAAATAGTTATTCCTCAAAAAATATCATTTATTGACAGAAATTCTATTTATAATTTTAATACAATAACATGTGATATATATAGAGTTCTTCCTAGGTATGATAGATTATATGTAAAAAGTTTACATAGTTCATATGATGCTAGAACTTATAGTAATACTGTAAATTATAATATTAATGATATCATAGTATATAATGGATTTTTATATAAAGCACTAAAAAGTAGTATAAATTTACAACCTGATATAAATCCTACTGATTGGAAAAATATAGGATCATATATTAGTGGAGTTTCAATTCAACCTCATTTTATATATGTTAAAGGAAAATTAGTAAATAATATTCCAACAATTCCATTATATAGTGATGATGATTCTCTTTTATTATGTACTATATATTCTGAATATGGAGTTGAACCAAAAGTAATAAATGAAAAAATTGATGCATATTCAATGGAAGAAATAAAAAAAATAGATACGAATGTTAATGATACTTCTTATAATTTAGCAAGAATTCAATCATCATTGAATCTTACTTTAACAGATTCAACTACTACTAGAAATATGTTCGTAGAACCATTTGTTCATGAAAATAATAGAGATACTGTTTTGGAATTAGCAGATTCAGTTGGAGCAGTATCAGCTGACATTAATAATGGAAGCCTCCAAAATAGAATAAAATGGACTAATAAAGTTTATAAATACGATGCTGATTTAACAGCAAGTAATTCATTTAGCACTAATATATATCTTCAATTAGATTCTATAGAAAGTGCTGATATAGTAGAACAACCAAAATATACAGGAAGTATATTAATAAATAAATATCAAGTATCAGCTACACCTATTGTATCATTAGATGTTTCTCCTAAAGTATATACTTGGGTAGCATCAGAAAAAAATAATCTTATAATAAAAAGAAATACTAATACTACAACAA